GTATTAACTGGCTGAGTACGAGTAAATAACTGTGATTTAATGTGAAATTCATCTCCTGGATAAACAAATTTCCAATAGATAGGTAAAAGTTCACCAGATTTAGAAGTAAAACAAATGCGACGCGACAAATCAAAACCAGACCTGCGAGGATGGTTTTTAATCGCAGAATAATCAAATAATCCCATAATTAAAAAGGTAATTCTAATTGTTCATCAATAAGCGGAGGCAGTTCAGAACGAATAAACATGTCTCCTAAATTAACACAAGAAAAGTAAAGACCTTTATTATCAATTTTATTAAAGGCCATATTGAAGATATTAAGCTTTTTAGAGAGATCAACAATATCACGGGCATACATTTTCGTGACAGCGAGGATAAAATACTGATCTTCGATCAAAAACTGATCATGTTGATAAACATATACGCTATACTTAAGCATTGTTATTATAAAATGAAGGCCTAGTAAAAATATCATTCAAATCGTTGATTTCACGATGCTTAACTCTTTTATGACATTCAGAAGCTAATCGGTCTCTACATAAAGCACCAAGATCACTCATTGCAAATTGCCGGATTCGTTCTTCTTTCCGATTCCAAAAAATATCCGACCAATCGCTCTCAAAAGCTTGAGAATCTTGGAAAAGATTGTGGAGGCTTTGTCTTTCTCTTTCATTATAAAAATCGATTGACATTTGTAAATGCTTACGAAGCTTTATAAAATCTACTCTAGTTGAAAACAGACTTTGCCCTATTGAAGAAAGAAATAACTGAGTCTGTCTAAAAAAATTATACAACCGAGAATAAAACGAACGGATAGCCTGTTCAAAGCCAATAATGAATCCATCTATATCTATACGAAGAAACTGACAAAGATAATACAAAGGTTCAAACATCACATAACGCTGATTCATACCACGAATAGAAGTAACTTCATGTAACCAGTCATCAATAGCCTTAGGCATCTGATAAGGAGTTAAACCTTTACACAACGTTCGGGCGACAGTTTGAGCATTAGATAATACCTGTACAAGTTCATCAACAGAGCTACGTCGACGTAAAGCGGGTCGGTATAAGCAGGTATCGATAACCGAGCGCCATGGGAAAATAACGGTATTAAAGCCATTGTACGGCAGACTCTTTCCATTAAGGAGTTCAGAGAAGTCACCCTTTTGGGCCTTTTCGAAAGAAGAGCGGAAAAAAGCGTATCCGAACTTATTTGAAAATCGGGAGAAAGGCCTAATTGGACGAATTTCTTGAAGATGTAAGGGTAATTTACTAAAGCTATTAAGATATCCGCTACAGTAGTCTTGAGCGTTCCCACGCGAGGCAGAGATATCGATACGTCCAAATCTCCAACTACTATTCGCAAATCGGATAATATTCTTGGCGATTTTTTCGGAGTCAAAGAATAATAAGAGATGGAAATGTGGGCGGAACGATTTAGGACCGTACTCTCCCACAATATATGAGTGTATTTGTTCATGTATACCTAATTGTGAAATCCGTTTCCGGAGACGTTTCATAAATAAACTTAAATCAGCATGATCCAAATAAGGAATCTGGTCAGCATAGGCAGGATATTTACCGTTTAATGAAAGATTCGCTTTTTCATAATAAAGCAACCAATATTCCTTTCGACAAGAAATTTCAAAGGGTTCTATGGGCTTAGAAAGACCTTTCACAAGATGTTCACGCTTTTTACCATGAAATACAATAGTCCTATACACAGGGTTACGATCAACAGGCAAACAACTAACAATAATATTATCTGTATCAACCTCTTTAATCGTAAACCTGTACCTTGGAATATAGCGGGTAGCATACGACAAAGTAAGAAAATAACAATATTTCGACGAAAGGGACTGAGCATGAACTTTGTTTTGAGAAATAATTGACTTATTATAACGGCAAGCAGGACAGACACCACAGGGTACAAGAATAGTATCTCCTGTATACGGATTAATAGTTTCAACCTGATGCTGGCAAAGAGAGAAAGTTTTCTGTATAAATTCCTGTGTGTCCATCCTGTAAAATTTTAATCCTTATCGTTAGAAAATAAATAAAGATTCTCTTCCGGCATACGGTCAAAGATTAATACATTGCCTGAACCCGGCTTTAAATTTTCGTGAAGGAAGTGTTCAATTTCACCTTCCTCAACTACATAAATAACTGGTTCAGACGGACGATTAGGGTCCTGATTCTTAACGATCTTCTGTACTTTAAACAAATCCATAACTTAAATACTTTTAATTATTATAACTACATGACAAATATAGAACATTTTTTTTTACACAACAAATATTTTAGCGTTTTTTTTCGGAAAATATAGCCGTGTCACTTTTGCATATATAGGACAAGAAAGGTTGATTCAGGGGAAAGAGAAACCTGAATCCCATTCGGGCAAAAGTGTAGATTTCATGAATACTAAGCATAACATAAGGGATGTTTACGGGTCAGACTTCATCTGACAGGCGATAGTCGTCAATCACATCGGTAAATGACCTAAGCGCCAACAATACGTATAAAATACTAATTGATGGCGCTAGGATCTTTACCGGATTCCGAGACGAACTCCGTTCGCTCTCTCACTCGGTTAATGGTGTGCTTCGCACAAGATAAAAGCCTGAACTATCATTCAGGCTTAGGAAGTAAATTAGCAAAATCAACAATTTTATAACCAGACTTATACTTTTCAGCCAAGGCTTCAAATAAAGCTTTAACTTCAGAAAGCTCTCCATAAGGATAAAATTCAAAACCTACAACCTTATAAAACGTACCTGGATAATACTTCTTTAACCTACGAACCAGGATATTATGAACAGAAGCGGAATTAACAGAAGTAGTAGATAAAGATACAAGAAAATAAGAATGAGTCTCCACATGGTACATACGAGCAATAACAAACCAAATACTTTTCATAATTTTACACAACCAAAATTTAAAATAATACAACCAGAATTCATAGAGAGCAAATCACTAACGAAAGATTCCAAATCAAACGGAGATTGATCCAAGGAAGCAGCGTCAAAAACTAAATAAATATCACAATTCTCAGAAGAATCATAATAATGGGCTACATGACAAAATTCTTTTTCATAGTGTTTATCTTTTGATTACACTACAAATATAACACAATTAACTGGTATAACAAAATTATACCAGTTAAATAATGTTAAAAGTTAACGTTTTCCGGCACGACGCATATTATAGAAAGCACCAGTAAGAGGAGCAAGAATATCACGAAGAACACCAGTAGAACGATAATACCATTCATTATTATTCCAGCTAGTAGACTCACGTTTATTCATCAAATCAGCCATATTACGCTCAATACGGCTAATATTAGATTCCATAATATCGGAAATACCTCGTCCGGTAGCAACAGAGCCAGCAATGGCTTTATATGAACGATAATAAGCAGCATTTGACTTGTATTCCTCATTCATAGCACGAACCAAATCATCAGCAGTGGAGGAAGCAATCTTATTACTTATTTTCTGTCCAGCAGCCTTTGCATTCGTAAGAATAAATTCAGCCAGACGGTTTTTAATAGTGGCCTGATTAAGCTTTCCTTGAGTCATCTTGGAAAACATATCACCAGTTTTAACCAAAAGGTCCAATTGCTGGGATTGATCAAGATACCGATTAATCGTAGCCTGAGCCTTAGCATCCAAAGATGAAGCAATACCACGAATAGCAGTAAGATTATTATTCAGACGAAGGGATTCCAATTGCTGACGGACAGTAGCCATATCAATACCAAGAAGATCAGGAGACTGAGCCTGACGACCTTTAATATAACGGGGATCAAGCCATTCAGAACGACCATTCAAAGCAGACATAATATCAGCAACAGCTTTATCAGAACCAAACTGAGAAACAAGGGAATTACTTAAATTCTGACCTTGAACCTCAGAAGCTATCTTCGAATTCTGAAAATAACTATTTACAGCGTCCATAATACCACTACCTACAAAGGAAGCAGTGGAAGGTACACGAGGAACCTGAGGATACTGAGAAGATGAAGCAGGCGAGGCACCAACGGGTGAAGCAGAAGACTTAGAAGAAGCAGAACCAGTCTCTATATTCATATTATAGGGATTAAATCCTGCGGCTTCCATACGCTGACGCTGGGCTTCCGGCGTATTATATTCATTTTCTCTATTCCATTGTTCCAAAGTCCAATCATTCTGAGCAGTACGCTCTGATGATTGCCATTCACGAGCCAAAGCAGCTTCACGAGAATTAAACTCGTTATTTACCTGGTTAATCTCCTTAGCAGCACCAGCCTGAACTTTAGCAGCTTTTTTATTGCCAGCACCACCAAGGAGAGAACCAAGTACATTTGCTCCGGCAGCTACAACGCTACCTACCATAATTATTCTTGTTTAGGTTGTTCAGCTACTTCAGTAGCAGAATTAGATTCCTGTAATTCCTGTTTCAAAGCAACAGCTTTTTCTGCAAGATCATCACCACGAGCAATCAATTCATCCATCCAGGCAAGAACCTCAGAAGGAGACTGGAGATAACGTGACTTAATAGCAGTACGCAACTGTTCATCTGTATACTTACCTTGAGCATACGGTGAATTACGCGGTTTAATAGACCGAATTAAATTCAAATATACTTCCTCACCAAGTTCTTGTTGAATCCGCTCAGAATTCATAAGAAGATTGACATCAGAAACATAATGAATAACACCATCACGTACAACATATCTCATCTGTTCAACAGGAGAGACATTACAAAAAATAGAGGAAACTGCACCAACAAAACCTCCGTTTTCAATATAAGCGGGTAAATCTCTTTCCATAATTAATAAGGCATTCCATCGTAATCAAAATTACGAACAGGTTTAACATCTAAATACAACGCACTCAAAAACTGATCCGTATCAATGGTAGAATCACACTTCACATTAAAAATAGAATCCAAAACAGAAGGATTAGTCTTAAAAAAACCATAATTCAAAGAATACTCAGTTCCAGAAGGAGTCCAAGAAGCATCCAACCATCGAGAAAGATATTCGGGATCAAGAGGAGCAACCCAATTTTTCAAAGTAGTACGAAAAGCACCAAAAACTTCATCATAATCAGTCTTCAAATCATAAAAACGAGGAAGATAACCCATAGTATACTTAGTATAGTCAACTTCACCTAAAACATTAGCAGAATTCACCATACGGCCAAACTGGATAGTTTGCATACCAATATTATCAAACTCAGGAAAAGGAAGATCAGCGGTATTCGTATACAACAAATCCTGAGGCTGTCCGGTAATCACATAATCCAGGAGTGGAGTATTATGATAAATACCAATCAAAATACCATACTCATCAGTCTTTAAATGATAAGAACCTTGACCAGAACCTACACCTTTACCGGAAATAGTCGGCTCACCATTGCCTTGTAAGTTATTATTAACTACTTCTGAAATATCCAAGTTAGAAACAGAACCACCAATATACTGACATTTATCAGAAAGAGCAGGAGACATAGAAACACCAAAATGCGCCATGATCTGAGAACGAGCATCCTGATCAGCAAACTGAGAAACTTCACGATACTTTTGAACGGCCTCAGCCATACGAAGTTGAAGAATACTAAAAGAAGCTTGCAACTGCTCAACCTGAACACCAAGAGCATAAGTATTAGCGGGAACGCCAATACCTGCTTGAAACTCATTAATAATTCCTCCTTCTTTAGACATAGCAACAACATTAGGATTAGGCGGATTTAATGAGGGGGCTTGAAGCTTAAGATTAACAAAATCAGTACCAGAATTAGAACCAGTAGCAGAAACAACAGAAACTTCACCTAACTGAGAATCAGGTAAAACTCCCATGAATTGATCTTTATTCCAATTAGAATAACGAAGGGTCAAAAGGTTATTATTATAAAAATATTCTTTCAATAACTGTTCTGTAGAAAGGGAAGCAAAAATATTTCCACCAGAATACCAATCAAAATTGTATGTATAAGGTTCATTCTTTTCCCATTGAGTATAACGGAAAAAATCAGCATATACTTTCTGATAAGCAGCCAGAGGAAGAACATGAACAGCATACTGATCTTCAGTAATAGATTGCATATTACGCAAATCCAAGTTTTCAGAAAGACCAATAGATTTTAAATTATCAGAAGAACCCTTAGGTAAAAAATTACCATAACGCAAATACATCAAAAGCTTTGCAGAACATGTAAGAGAATTAAAACCAAACATATTAGCTTGCAAAGAAGCATCAGCATCAATATTATACAAATAAGCCAAAGACTGTAAAGCACCCTGAAAAGAAGATGTACTTTTATTAGACAATAAAGTCCACGGCAAATCAGTAGTAACTACCTTATTCTGCATAATACCAGAAGCCTGAACAGGATTGTTTTGCATCTGAACAAGGGCAGTAGGTAAATTCTTATTAATTAAACGAAGTGGTACAAAATAAAAATCCAGATACTCACGGATACGTGTATAAGCAGCAGTATTAACTGGCTGAGTACGAGTAAATAACTGTGATTTAATGTGAAATTCATCTC